CTATGTAAAGAGCCGAGCGGTGCTGAACAATGTGAAGTTTTATCCTATGCCTCGCCTTGCATCAGAGACAGATGCTACCTATGAGCCATACTCCAACATCTGCCCTATAAGCGGACACACAGAGGTGGAAACAACGAGGACGGGGAAGAACTTACTGCCGAATACTGCAACATCACAAACAGTAAACGGCATCACATTCACTATCAATTCGGACGGGTCTGTAAAGATAAGCGGAACAGCAACAGCGAACGCTTATTTGACTATTATAATGTGGGAAGCACTATATGGGACTTCACTCGCTCCATATGCAGGGCAATCCGTAAAGATTAGCGGAGGAACATCACAGGTAAGGTTTACACTTGCATATCGTGTTAATTCTTCTTCTTCGGCAACAGAGACACACGACACGGGGAGTGGAGCATCTGCAACACTTCCGAGTGACTCTTCGTATCAGATATATGTTGCATTAAGGGTGCTAAACGGTCAAGCAGTAAACACGACAGTATATCCAATGATACGCCTTGCATCAGAAACCGACAGCACCTACGAACCATATGAGGGCACCACCTACACCACAGACCTCGGACGTACAGTCTATGGGGGTACTCTTGACGTTGTTAGTGGAGTGCTGACTGAAAACAGACCAAACGTAGATATGGGCAGTCTTAATTGGGTGTATTCTTCGGCAGATGCAACGCACCCACTTGGCTTCTTCTATACTACGGGGCTAACGGGCAGAAAGGCAGGACAGCAAAATCTCTTATCATCGTGTTTTGCTACGGGCAACGGTACGTGGGCAACGGACGGAGTGATATTTGGTAACGTTAATAATTTCGCTGTTTATGTCGTTGATAGCAGATACACTAACGCATCGGACTTTAAGACAGCCGTAACGGGACAGCAACTCGTCTACGAACTCGCCACACCACAGACCTATCAGTTAACAGCACAGCAGATAAGCCTGCTTCTGGGGGACAACAACATATGGTCTAATGGTGGGAACGTAACTGTAACATATGCCATTGATCCTGCACTCTATCAAGGTATGCCTACGGAAGCGGTCAGCATCAATGGACGTTTCCTTGAAAAACTGATAGACGGCTACAGAACGCTTTACACAAAAGGTCGTGAGAGCCTTGAAGTAGAACTTGGCACATATTCAACTGGCACTGCAGACGGAGAAAAGATAAAGAACCACAGATACCCTGCAAGGGTGCTTACTGTAGGTTTCCAACTTCTGTCAAGCACACCAGAAGAATTTAGGGAAAGGTTCAACCAGTTAAACAACATTCTGTCACTTGAAGAAGCAGACTTCATCTTTGCCGATGAAACGGATAAATTCTTTACTGGCACGCCAATAATGGACGCATCTGTTGAAGCAGGTCAGATGAATGTCACTGGCGAATGGAAGATATACTGTGGCTATCCATTCAAGAGAAGCGTTCAGCCTATAACGCTTACAAGCACAACTGATGCAACTATCAGCGGTAACACTGCTACATTCAACTTCAACTACAAAGGCGTAATGCCTAGTAAGCCACTGCTTAGGTGTGAATTTGCATCTGCAAAGAGTGGTGGCGACTATACCGAAGACGGAGACTGTGGCTTTGTTGCCTTTTTGAATGCAGATGAAAGCATCATACAGTTAGGCAATCCAGAGGTCATTGATGTAGATGCCACAAACAAGAATGAAGCACTTATCAACAGTGAATTCGATGCGTTTACAGGTTGGACTAATTCGGGCAAGACCATAAGAAGCATCAATGATCCGTACTGGAACAATGGCGCAGGACAGACCCAGAACTATGCTTCTGGCGTAGGTACACTTAGACGGAACATTGCTTCTACTATCGGCTTTGAACTTGATATGGTTCACAGACTATCAGTGTCTTCGCCTACTCAGACTGGCACCTTCAAGACCCTTCTGAAAAATGGCAACACCACTGTAGTAGGGTTCTCAATCGAAAAAACTGGCAGTGGCACTGCAGGAACAGTAAAGTACATCATCAATGACAAGGTAGTAGGCACAGATGCCATTGACCTGTCACAGTATAATGAGCATTTTGGTTACTGCAACAGAACGCCAGTATACGTAGCACAGACCTACTACACGCAGGTAGTTACCTACGTAAAGAAAAAGAAGAAAAAGAAAAAGAAGAAGGTCGTTTCTTGGGTAGCCAATACAAGGTGGGTGCAGAGTGGTTGGAACTACACTCAGTCAAACCTTAACAGCGGTATATCAAGGGACGGAGCAGTGGTGACGTTTTCTGTAGGCGAACTGCCAGACAGAACCTTCAAGGACAGCGACATAGCCACAAAGCCTTGTACTTCTATAAGCATAGAATCTACAGGCACATTTGATACAAATGCTGTCAGATCAGTAGCACTTATCCAGAAAGCAGGTGTGCCTTTTGCAGAGATACCGAACGTATTTACTGCAGGAGACATAGTAGAAGCAGACTGCAATAGCGCAAATGTATTCCTTTATCGTAAAGGCTCAATGACAGGACACCTTGAACCACAGTATGGTGCTTTAGGTAATGACTGGGAAGACTTTGAAATAAAGGTCGGTCAGAACGCAATAAGGGCTGTGTGGTCTGACTGGGTAAATACGAATTATAAGCCAGTCATCAAAATCATCTTCAATGAGGTCTATATATGATTATTTACTTCTGTGACAGACAACTTAATATCCTTGGACACGCTTCTACGGAACTACCGCAGGGCATAAGGGTATCAGAAGATAAACTGGTTGAAGATGTGGAAAGTGGCGTGAATTCCTTTGAATGCACACTGACTTGGGACGATGACACAAGGGCAGAACTTGAACAGGGCATAGTAGCAGGTAACTACATTCTAAAACAGAGTGACACGGCATATGACAGCCTGTACCAGATAGTGGAGACAGAGAGCGACACCAAAGAGCAGGAAATATCGTTATATGCCGAAGATGCAGGACTGGACTTACTGAACACGCTATGCCCTGCCACTACTCTTGCCGATATGACCATAGAACAGATGCTAGTAACCTTCCTGCCAGATGACTGGGCTATTGAGATATGGGACGTACCTACATCAACCAAGACATATGAGTGGGAAGGCGAAAGCACCTGCACTGAAAGAATAAGGTCTGTGGTCGCCTTGTGGGACTGTGAACTGTACTATTCTTTCCGCATTGAACAAATGCAGGTAAGAGAAAAGATAGTAAACGTAGTACAGAAAAGAGGACTGCAAGAAGCCATACCGCAGTTAAGGCTGAACTACGATATTGACAGGATCATAACCAAAACGTCTATCGAAGATGTAGTCACAGCGTTAGCGGTAACCGGTGGTACACCAGACGGACAGGACACGCCTATAGACCTTGTAAATTACGATTATACCTACACAGACCCCATAACAGGGGATTTGTACCAAGTCGATAAAACAAGCGGTCAGATGCGAAATATAACGGCTATGGATAGGTGGTCAAGCATCATTGACGAAGACGGCTTGTGGGTAGGTTCATACTCGTTTGATACTACGGACAAGGCTATCTTGGCAGGGCAAGCAAGGGCAGAACTTCAAAGAAGATGCGTACCTGCAGTGAACTATGAAGTGGATTTTTCTGCACTGCCAGAAGGTGCGCAGATAGGCGACAGAATAAACATCATTGATGATGAAGGCGAACTGTACCTTGAAGCACGGCTTTTGCAGATAGAAACGAGCGAAGCAGAAGGCACACAGAAAGCGGTCTTAGGCGAATATCTTATAAAGTCATCTGGCATATCTGACAGAATACAAGCACTGGCAACAGACTTCGCAGGGCTTGCACAGATGATAGAAGGGTATTCCTTGACTATCACTTCAAGCAACGGAGACAACTTCACGACTTCGCTTGTCAACACCACTTTGACTGCCAATGTATTGTACAGAGGTTTCAGATGTACGCAAGCGCAGTTAACCGCAGACGGCTTGGCAGTGAAATGGTACAACCAGTCAACGGGCACACAGATCGGTACAGGTCTGACCTATACAGTCAGTAACCAAGCAACCATAAACATCACAGCGAGGTTAGAAACCATATGATAAAAGCAGAAGACAATATCACGCTGACTTCTACCAAGTCGATATATGACATAGCATCAAATACTGACCAGTATTTCTGGCATACATCAACTGGAACAGATACAGGTGCGCACATTACTGAAAAGACACAAGATGACTTTCTTGCTGATCCTGCTAATGGTGGCAACAATCTATTGGCAAGGTCAAATGGAATTGCCTTGCGTAACGGCTTGACAGAACTAGCATCTTTTGCAACGAGTGGCATAAGGATAGGGCAGTCAAACCGATACAACAGCATATTTTCTGCTAACTCTGTTGGCTTCTATAGCGGAACCAATCCCATAGCGACTTTAAAAGCAGGGTGGGAAGATTTTAGCGGTCGGTCACTGAAATGTACGTCACTTAAAACCAGTAGTTATACAGGATATACAACACCTTCGCTTCGACTTTCAGCCGTATCCGCTACATACGAAAACACGCTGAACCTTGTGGCGAATGATGCAGGAGATGTGTATGAAAACTACGCATCAATCCACGTAAGTGGCGAAGCAGATGAAGTACTGGTAAGCGGACAGCCTGCAGTCAAAGTGTACAACGACAGTTACCTAAGCGTAGGTAATGCTGGTAGTAGTCACGGCTTCGAGTTATATGCATCAACAGGCAAATCACTGGGAGAAGCAGAAGGCAGTGTGGAGACATTTCTGTCTCCTTCGGACAACACGGGGCAGTTATTGCTATCACTTGGTTCAGAAAGGGAATATACCCAGATAAGGTTTTTGGTAGATACTGCAGGAACAAAAGGAGACATTTACCACACCTGCAGAAGGCTTTACAGTAATGTTGCCTTGACTGTCACATCAGATAAACGGCTGAAGGAACACGAAGCATACCTTGGCAGTGATGCCGTTAAGTTTATGCGTGCGCTAAAGCCTTCAAGGTACATCAAGGACGGCAAGGAGCATTTAGGCTTCTATGCGCAGGACGTTGAAGCAGTAAATGAGTGGCAGGCAGACTTGACCCCAGATATTCAAGAGTACAAAGGACTGACCTACACCGAACTGATCGCACCACTTGTGGCATACTGCCAAGCACTTGATGCAAAGATAAATGAACTGGAGAACGCAAGATGAAGGAGAAACTAACGGCTATTTTCAATGTGATGCAGACCATTGAAACAAAGGGCGAAAGCACACTTGCTATGGCTGACTGCATCAGAAGTCTTTACCAGATTATCCAAGAAGTAGAAAGGGAACAATCAAATGAAAATGTCGGATAAAACTTATGACACCTTAAAGGTAGTGGCGTGGATATTCGTGCCACTTGCATCTTTTATATCTGCGGTATGTATCATCTGGGGCGTACCTTTCGCAGAGCAGATAACGGCAACACTGACAGCATTCAACACTTTACTGGGTGCGCTTCTGCATACTGCTAACAAAGACTGGTATGAGAACAACGAAACGCAGATGTTCAATGAAGACCTGCTGAAAGATATGCTTGGCTTCAATGAAGACCTTTACGAAGAAGGGGAAAAAGAAAGCGAGGAATAACCAATGCTTGATGACAAGACAGTAAAGGAATACCTTGCAGAACTGGGCTACGCTTCGGTCAAGTCTTTCCAACTGGCTGTGATGTACCCAAAGTATGTTGACGGCAAGTACGGACAGCAGACCGAAAATGCACTTATATCTGCTATCAACGTAAAACGTAATACCAAGAACTTCAATGTTCGTGAATTTCGCTGTGAATGCGGTGGCAAGTATTGTTGTGGTTATCCTTCAAC